TTCTTCCAAGCTCTTCTTTGATTTTGTCTTTGGGGGTTATTCTAACTTTGCCCGTTTCCGTGTATATATAAGTGACGTTTACAAGCTCTTCTACAAGCTCATCGTCTTGGGGTATGGCTAAGCCTTGCTTAACAGCTTGCGCGAGTTTGAAGTAGCTTTCCGCTCGTTTATTGGCGTATGTATTGTTATCATCTGCTGTGAATCCAAAGTTACCTTCAACGCAGTAGTAACCTTGATTGGTAAGTTGGTCATAAACGCCAGCACCTACACCAATTGTATCTATAATGATTCCGTCTGCTTTTAACTTAGTTGATTTATTGGCGACCCACGTTGCTACTTCTGTTGTGCTTAATCCTTGCCGCTTTTCAATAGAGATAACTTGTTGTCCGCTTCTTACCACTACGACGCTTGAGTCATCACCAAAGCGTGCCACATCAACGCCAAGTGTAATAGCACCAGATGGGTCACCATTTCTGCTCATTGCGCTCTCCAGGTCTTTGTAGTTGAATAAGCTGTTGAACAAATCAGACTTAGGCTCTCCAAGATAAATGTGTCGATAATCCTCTTCATCTTCTTTCTTCTTAGCTTCGATGAGTTCAAGCATTGTGTTAGATAGAAAAGGATTCTCTGGGTAGTTAATCTTTTTAATGATGCAGTTTTCAGGTGTGTTGATAATGAAGTGTTTGTAAACATAATCCGTTCTTAGTCGAGGATTGAACACTATCCAAAACTGTGAGCCTTCTTTACGAATCGTTGGTTCTAAAATATCAAATTGCTCTTTGCTAAGGTTATGAGCTTCTTCAATCCAGCAGACATCAACGCCCTCAAGCGATTTAATCTCATCAATGTTTCTCCATAGTCCATAAAAGATAAATTCACTTCCTGTGCGATTGTGAACGATTCTATTATTGGTGATTGTAAATTGGTCTGTTAATCCGAAGCGTTCTATCTGCTGCTTAATGACAGTGTAAACGCTCTCAGTGATTCTATTTTGAAATTGTCTTGTACATAAAAAACGAGTCTTGAACTTCTGCGCTAGAAATACAGCAAAGCCAGCAGTATCCCACGTTTTAGAGGAACTTCTTCCACCATACAAAACTTTAGTGCGCGCTTTAGCTTGCCAAAATTCTTTTAGTTCTGGATTGAGCGTTACTTTGATTGGTTTTGAAATTATTGGTTGAGCGATTGGCTTTGGCTTATCGTCTCTATAAATTTGCTTTTTAGGATTTAGGCTTTCTTGCTCTAAGGCATACTCTGCCTCTTCTTGAATAGGCTCACCATATTTGTCAATCTTTATATCTATTGACTTTTGCTGTTTACTCATAGAAGCTATTAAACTCTCTCACGTCTTTAATGGTTAAGTCTTGTTTTATAGGCGCATTAAATCCGTGCATTGCGTTAAGCTCTTTAATAACCATAACTATTTCATTTGGCTTGTCTGACATTTCAAGAGCTTCTTTAAGCTTATTAATACTGTCCTCTTTTCTCCAAAGAGATTTTTCGACAAGCATTTCTTTAAGCTCAGACACCCTTGATGAAACATTGAGGTCAGCCATAAGTTGAGATGCTGTTTCAATTATTGATTTTTGTTTTGTTGTTTTACAGTTGTAAGCATTTCTATAAGCATCAGCTTGAGTCATTCCATCTGCTATTAGCTGACAAAACTTTTCTTGCTTTGGAGTTAGTGCCATCTTAAATCCTCTAGGGTTGTTTAATCTGGCTAAATTGTATTTATCTAAGCTCTCCTTTTATAGGGTAGGTTTGTTGTATTTAGTTGTAGTCGTTTAAAAGACTATAAAATGAATAGCAAATTGATGCAGTTTCTTTTGTTAAGACATCTTCTTCCTTATGTTTATTCTCAAAATAATAATCAATAACAAAACACATTAGAAAATTTTCTGGTTTATAATTAGAAAAAGGGTGGATTGTTGAATCTTCTTCATTTATATCAAATGTTCCTTCTAATTTATATAATAAGTTATTTAATGTAAACCTCTTTAAATCTTTAGGAAACTGACAATCTTTAATAAAATCTCCTAACTTTTTTAAGTTCCATTCTATTTCTGAATCTAAATCACTTGTAAGACTTTGGTACTTTTTAAACTTCTCCATTTTATCCCTCTTGTTTTTGATAATTTTATCTAACTTTTGTTTTTCTTGTAATTATCTATTGCGCTTTTTAAAAACTCTGCAAATGATATTTCGTTTTCTCTTGCCACTTCTTCAATTTTTATTATATCACTCATTGGTATTGACCAACTTGGGCTTTTGACTAGCTGAGTTCCAAGAAGTGCCTTAATTGCCTCTCTAACCACAACAGACTGTTTGACGCCTCTTTGTATTGCTTCTTGTTGAATAAAATCTAATTGAGATTTGGTTATAAAACACGTTGGTATGTTCATAGATTTATCCTCATACTCCTTGATGATTTTAGGCATTGTTCTCCTTTAGTTTAATTCTTTAGTATCAAATTTCAACGAACGCACTCTCATTGGTGCATTTCCCTATCTACTATCGAAATCGCTTCTTCTGCGCCATATGCAACAAATGCTTTAGCGTACTCATAGCAGTTGATTGTATCTATCCAATCGTTTTGCTTATCGGATACTTTTGTGAGTGATTTCTTTGATCGTTTCATTTCGATTGCCAAAAATTTATTTGGTAGGAAGATAATCAAATCAGGAAACCCTGCTGATAATCCTTGCGCTCTTTGCTTCTTCATGTATTGAACAGCATGGCGACCTTCGTTTGGAACGTGTGCGTGTGGTATTCGTTTAATCTTTAGCCATTGCACAAACGTAACTTGTTCTGATTCCTCTGTTGGCACAGGTACTTTTTGATTTTTGTATCGTATATTTTCAATCACACATAACTCCATTGATAAAATATCTGCTATAAGCTCTTTCGTGATCGTCTGCAAATAACTTCACCCCACCACAGTGAATACATTGGCTTATCTCGCTTGCTTCCCATTTCTTTTTGCACGGTCTGCATTGTATGGTGTAGCGTTGTTTTACGGTTGGTTGCTTGGGTTGTTTTTGTTTAGCCATTAGACGCTCTCAAACACGATAGAAACTCTTTAGCGTCTCTCTTTTTAATGGATACTCTCAAAGCAGATAGCAAAGCTTCTCTTGCTTCTTCCTCTGTGAACGATAGATAGGTTCTTTTGTTTATCTTCTCGTATCGTTTGTTCTTTAAGTGATTGCATAAGTAGATTGTTAGCTTATGTCTTTTATCAGTGTTAAAGTCTAGGATTGTCATTGAACGTACCTATTTTGCTTTTGGGATAACCCTAGAGCTTTAACACAAATTCCTAATGTTTTTTGTGCTATGACGATAGATTTATTTTCAATCTTCTCTTCAATAGTTGGTTTTATTTTTCCATTCATGAGCTTTTTGTATATTTCATCCTGAAGCTCGTGCCACCAAACAAAACCACTATTTTTAAACGCCTCATAAGAAGTACAGCTAATTGCTAAATCAAAATCTTCTTTTGTTATTTCAATCTCTCTAGTACCAGCACTAAATATTTTTCCAACAATTTCTTCGACGCTTCTTCCACTTTTAGATACAAATAAATAAATGCACTGTGCTATGTCATTTGATTTTCTCAAGCTTGCTTCTCTTAGCGGAGCAAGCTTTAGCTCATAATATTCATTTACACCCTTAGCGATACTCTCTATTGGCTTTTCGTAGTTTGATTCTCTCTCTCCAAGATAGGCAATGAATAGCGTATAGTCTGGGGTTTCTAATCTATCAATGATTTCTTCTATTGCACCCATTGTGTAGATATTTGCTTCTAGTCTCAAAACTTGCATAATTGCTTTTATAAATTCTTGTTTAGGGTTCATGATACTTTCTCCATTCTCTCTATTAGTTCTTTTGCGGATACTCCTTGTCCGTATATTGCGTCCACCATTGAAGATTTGGCTTGCACTTGTGTTTGTTGTCCTGCTTGCATATTCATAGTGTCAAACTTCTCTCTTAGTTTCCTTCCACTAAGAATGTTTGCTATCCAAAAATTACCTTTAGGAGTTGAATAAATCCAATCAATACAAGCCATTAGTTGCTCTTTGGTTCTGCTATCAATTCTAATAGCCAAATCAATATCTTTTGCCCATACTTGAATATTTGGCTTTTTAAAGTTTGGTTGGTGTTTTGAAAGCTTTTGATACAAGTATTCTGCTACCAAATGTGAGTCGTCGCAAACTGTAAGTGCGACACTCTCTATTGATGGTTCTATTGATGGTTCTACATGATGGTTCATATAGGGGTCTGACCTATCGGACTTTGCCCCCCTCTCAATCGGACTTTGCCCCCCTCTCAATCGGACTTTGGGTGGGGTCTGATTTTCGGACTTTGCCCTATCTAAATTAACTAAAATATAGTAGCCATTTGAAGCATCTGAGCCATTGGTTCTCTTCCTTGAAAATGATGCAATTCGACCTTTTTCTTCTAATTTTTTAAGCACTCTCCACACTGTATCTCTTGAAACTTTGCATTTTTTTTGTATTGCGTCCCAACTTGGAAAGCAAAATCCATCATCGTTTGCAAAATCTGCAAGACACAAGAGGATAATCAGCTCATTTTCCTTGCTATCAGTTTCCCACGCTTGGGTCATTAGTTTGATACTCATGCTGATGCCTTTACTATTACAGATTTACCCATTTTTTCCATAAGTTCTTCAGTTGGTATTGCCAAAGAGTAGGTGGTATATGTGTTGTTTTTAGCGGCTACTTTTTTACAGCGTTTAGACCAATCTATGCCGTTTTCAAGCCATACTTTGCGTAGCATTTGCCAATCAAGCAAGTACACTGTTTTGGTATCCATAAACGCATACGCTATGTAGTCTATGTGTAGGTGTTTATTTATCCAACCGTTGTTCTCTTTTTCGTTACCGTTGGATTTGTATTCAAGCAGTATGTCACCGTAAGTTGTTCTGCGCTTCTTCTCGTCTATGTAGAGCGTTCGTCCGCTTTTTAAGTGAATTATCCTATCTATTCCTAAGTTTTGAGATTGGGATTTTCCAGCAGTATTTAGTACATGAAATGCCATATCAGGAAACGCTTGTTTGTAGATTTCAGCCCAAAAATCCTCGTCACTTGATTGTTCGCTAAAGAGTAAATCTTCGCTAAAGTTATTTAAACTCATGCTTGATTCCCCCAGCTATCCCAGCCCTCTCTTTTGTTGCGTGCAAAGAGTTCAACCTTATCAACTACGGGGAAAGCGTTTTCAATTACCTCGTAAAATTCGTGTGGTTTTGCGCTATGTTTTCCTCGTGGGTAGCTAAAGACTGAGGAATATCTATTTTCAGGTTTTGGAGCAGGGATATTTCCCTTTGTAGCGACCATTAAAAGCTCGTGTTGTCCTCTAAACCAATACCCCATGCCTATCTTTTGTTTATCCCACATGGCGTGTGTTTTGTAAGTAAATCCCCAAGCTTTGATAACCTCAATGGCTTCTAAAAGCTTAGGAGCAGTAGCCCACATGTAAAGCACACAATCGTCACCAGCTATTTTACTTACAGGCAAGTTGCATATTTCCTCAACGCTCATAGTTGGGTAGTGATTTTCTATCTCGTCTTTGGAGTCTTTGGCAAAGTCATATCTCCAAGCAGGGTCTGCGTAGATTACGGAGTATTTTTTGGAAGTATCTACACTCTGATTGCCTTGTGTGATTTCAGCTATCTTTTCGAGCCTTTGTGCGTGGCGTTGTGCGCTCTCTTCTCTTCGTATTTCATTGGCTTTGTCTTTGATTTCTTTAGCACTTAAACCAACGTACACCTCAGGGGCTTTTGCTATGTCGATAACCTCTTGTTTTGTAAGGTCTGATTGCCCTGTAAGTATTTCAGCTTTAACCTCAGGCTCTAGTGTTTGTAATGCTGTCGCAAACTGTCCGTCATTTCTAACGGTTCGTGGTGATACTCCTGTTTCTTGTGCTATTTTTTCGGCAGTATTTGGGAGGGCAAAATTTGCCTCCCCAAAACTTCTTCCGCTTCTACCAACAGATTCTTTTTTACTCTCGTTATAAAGCAGTCCTCTAAGGTAGCTCGCTTGTGCAGGATTTAGATTTCTTTTACCAAGTTGGTTAAGTATCATCCATTCTTTTACTTCTTCCCTATCCGCAAACTCTTTACATGTAACACTAAATTCCAAGTTGTGTTTAGTACATATTTCGTAGCGGTTATGTCCGTCTATGAGCGTATCGTTCCAAGTAACCAAAGGATCTCTACAACCGTCAGCTACGATATTTGCTTCGAGTTGTTGGTACTCTTCGTTAGACAGTGGAGGTATGAGTGATTTAAATTCGGGGTCTATTCGCATGAATTTCCTTTCGTGCTTACAATTAAGGGAGAGCGAGAAGCACGACCAAGCTCGCCCTCTCTTAATTGCCTTGTAAGCCCTACTCAGTTAAACTTTTAGGGCAACGCAGTCGTTGTCTTGGCGCAGAAACTTTGGTCGGTCTCCTGCGCCTTGTTGCTCTTTTATGGAGGCGTGTGTTTCTCCTTGATTGGTAGTCTCATTCCATACAAGGAGTCGAACATGAATAAGTTGTGCTGTGTTTTACTATGTATAGTTAAACTAATCGCTATCTTGCTCGGTTTGTAACCCTGTATTGTGAATAGCCATTCACACACACGCCTCTTTCAAAGAACATGAGTTGTTAAACTCAAGAGAGCCTTTACATGTAAAAGCTCTATGAATCTATAACCTCGCTCATCATTGATAACGCTCCCTTCTCTTTGAGCTGCTTGATAAAATATTTCAACGCCAATCTGCCTAAAGAACTCTGTGAGATTTTCCCACCGAATTGCTTCATAACATCGTGAATCTCGTCTAAATCCGCTTGTGTTACACGGATGTTAAACTGTTCTTCAACCTTATCACCCATTAACTCTCCTTATCATTCCATTATCTTTTTGGTTGCTATATACTTATCTACATAAGGCTTCCACGCATTAAATGGAACGCCAAGTTCTTTAAGCTCAAACAGCTTTACAGCCGTTGGCAACTGTCGCCCATCTTTTATTTTTTTAATGGACTCTTTTGTGTATCCGTACTCAGTGAGTTTAGTTTTTAGTGTTTCCCATTTCATAAACACAATGATAATTTAATTCCCCTTAGTTTTAGTTTAAATAAGGGAATTTAATTACCTTTTGTTTTGTTAAAATATTTTAAAGGAGTTTTACATGCGAAGCGGCGAATTTGATTATAAATTCTTGAGTGAACTTATCAAGGAAAAGTTTAAAACAAATGCAAATTTTTTAGAGCATATAAACGCTCAAGGTCTTGATAAAAAAGAAGATTCAATTAAAAAATGGAGACAAGGAAATAGCGTTCCAAAGGTTACAGAATTGCCTATAATTGCTGAGTCTTTGGATGTATTTGTTGGTGATTTATTTATCAACCACGATAGAAGAACTGTCGTAAAACACGAGATTAGCATACACCCTGAGAAATATTATCCTTCCAATATTTTAATGGTTGATAAGCTTGATATGAGAGCTGGGGCAGGTTCTGCTGGTTTTATGGATGTTCCTCACGAAGGCAACAAGGTAGCCATTGATAAATTTGTAATTAATGGATTAAATCCTCGCTACATTAAAGTAATAGAGGTAATCGGTGACAGTATGTAACCTGAATTTCGTGAGGGTGATTTGGCAATATTGGATATGGTATATGGGCGTGATGGATTCACAAAAATAGGTGGCGTTTATGTAGTGCGTGTTAATGAGATGATATACATTAAAAAAGTAGAGTTTCTGCCAGATGGTAAATTGAAGCTCATTTCTATCAATAGGGACTATGGCGATATGTACCCACATGACGAAGGTTATGACTATGAAATACTTGCTAAGGTATGTGGCAAGATTCACGTTGAGAAGGGATTAACATTTGATAAGCAGGGGATTGAGTGATGATTAATTGGCTAAATAATGTGCCTAAGACGCGCAGGTTTTTTATTGTCCTTACTTTTTGTTGGTTTTTTATATCAGCGCACATATATGTGGTAATGTCATCGCCAGATTTTCCACAGCCTATGGTTGGAATGGTAGTGCTGCTAAACGCATCCATTATATTTTCTTGGGGATTATGGTGGGTCTTTAAAGAATAATAACTCTTTACATGTAAAAGGATAACCAATGCGAACTATTGAAGAAATAGAAATAGCTCAAATGTTTACAAAAGCACCAAAAGGCGTACTTATAGCCGAAACCAGCGACCCTTACTGTGCCATTATTCATAAGCCAAAAGAAGGGTATAGGCACATTGACGCTATTCTTGAACGCAACAACACACGCCAATGGTTTGAATATAAAACAAAAGAAGAGCTTGGCTCACTTGAACACAAGCTCTGTGAATTATGTTTTAATGGTGATTAACCAATAAGTGAGCCTCAAGCAACTCTAGTTTTGGGGCTGTGTCAAAACCTGCATCAACCGATAAGATAAAGTTTATCAACCCCTTAGTATGGCTGTTCTTCTTTAACATAGCCTTGCACTGCTCTAGCCTATCTTCTGGCTTGTTAAGTGCGTTTATCTCTTCACGGTGAATCTCATACAGTTCTAGTATCGCTTCACAACACGCATCGTATTTTTTCATACTAACTCCTTACATGACTATAATATTTACTTTCTAAATCACGAACATCTTCATCATCTTTATAGCCTTTACCACGAGGATGATATTGTTCAAGTTTTTGTTCAAGTACCACAATGTAATTTAGAGCATCATTCGCTATGTCAAATATGTCTTGGTGACCGCCAATAGCAAGGCATATTTCTTTTATCTTATCAATAGCCTCATTCTTCTCTTCGTTTCTTCTTTTGTAAAATTCTAACTTCTCGTTTTCATTCATACTAACTCCTTTTTGAGAATTATACACTTTTTTTGCAAAAGGGTAATTTTATTCCCTTTTTTTATTTTCGTTTAAGGGGAATTATATTACCATACTCTCAGCGAAACAAAATTTCGAGTTCTACAAATTACTAAGACTTACCCTGATAATTAAACCACTTTCACTCGGTGGGTATCCTAGGGGTTTTGACGTTGAGCGTCATCTAACGAGTCTTGTCGACCAAGCTTTTTTAAAGCCATATGAATACAGCGGAACACTGATTACGAAAGTACCTAAATGGCATCGGTCACAAGCATTGACAACGGGGTGACGGTATGGCTTTAAAAAGATTTGAAAAGGAGTAAATATGAAAACATATTCGGCAGAAGAGCTAAAAGAAATTTTAGACAAGCATAGTAGATGGCTATATGGCGATGATGGCATAAAAGAGCGTGCGGACTTGCGTGATGCGGACTTGCGTGGTGCGAACTTGCGTGGTGCGGACTTGCGTGATGCGAACTTGCGTGGTGCGAACTTGTGTGATGCGAACTTGTGTGATGCGGACTTGCGTGGTGCGAACTTGCGTGATGCGGACTTGCGTGATGCGGACTTGCGTGGTCTTAATGGCAATCTTCGTCATGTAAAATCTATTCAAACAGAAACATACTACATAACATACACATCTAAAGTTATTCAAATTGGTTGCCAAAGACACACTATTGAAGAGTGGAAAAACTTTAATGATGAAACTATTAGAGAAATGGATAGTAAAGCGTTAGATTGGTGGAAAAAATGGAAGCCTATTTTGATGCAAATTATCGAATTAGCACCTTGTGAAGATACTAAGAATAAGGAGTAAATATGAAAAGACGCATTAAAAGTAAAATAAAGAAAAGAGACCTTTATATTTTGTTGTATCAGAATATTGTAGAGATTAAAAAAATGCGGAGGCTTATCGAAATTTCATTTATAATGCCTCCCAAAACTGAATATATTACTTCTCCATGAAGAAAAAGAAGTTTGTATTTGAATTATGAGCCGAAACGACCTTTTTTAGTCTCCATCCATCTGAGTAAAGCTTTTTAAGTGTCGTTTCTTCTCCTATTGGATAAACATTTTTTCTACTTGGCATCCCATCTTCATCTTTTTCGATAATTATCTTATCTAAAACTTCAAGAATACTATTTTCGTTAGCAAACAATTGAGAATGATAAACCTTTATTTCCATTGTAAAAACTCCTTGTGTGTGTTTTTGTATCGCAACTGCATTATACCACGAGGAGCTTTTAGAGTGAAAATTAAAAAGGAGTACCGACCATGAGTGCCACACAAAAAGTATTATTAACAAGGTCTTGGGTTATGCGTTTTTCAAAGATGAAATCAACAACAACACGTCACACTATTTTAGTGTTGATGACAATGGGAGGGTTAGCATGAGTAATACAAACATTATAGTGGTGGAGCAAGCACCTGTTATCAGATATTCGCTACTTGCACAAATTAGCGCAGATGTGAAAAGTAAAATTGAGTCTTTAAACATTGATACCTTGGAGCCAAGCGAAGAAACTCTAAAAACTATCAAGGACACCAGAAGCGATCTATCAAAAGAGTTTAAAACACTTGAAGAACAACGCAAAATGGTTAAAGAAATTGTGCTCAAAGATTACAATGAGTTTGAGGACAATTACAAAAGATTAATCGCTGAACAATTTAAAACAGCAGATGCAAAACTAAAAACACTTGTTGATAGTGTTGAAGATGGAATTTTATCAAAAAAGATTGATGGGTTAAGAGCTTACTTTGATGAACAAAACGCTTATGACTTTTTGAGGTTTGAAGATTTAGGCATTCATATCATTAAATCAAAAAGCGATAAATCAATCAAAGAAGAAATTGACGGTTACATTATGTGTGTTGCTGCCAATTTAATGACAATTGAAACACTACCAAACAAAGAACGAATCCTTGCAAAGTATCACATGACAAAGGATTTAAACCTTTCTATTTCACAAGTTAATCTAGAGATGCAACGTGAAGAGGCTATAAAGGCTCAACAAGAGGCTAGAAGGGCACAAGAACAGCAAAAGCCTGCACCTATTGAGGAATCGCCTAAAGTTGAATTTCCAACGGTTAAAGAAGCCCTTCAAGAAATCGAAGAGTTCAAATGTACATTTACTGTTATTGCCACAAAAGAGCAATTAAAACGAATGAAACAATTCATGAAAGATGAGGGAATAAGTTATGAGTAACGAGCAAAGGCAAGAATTAGCAGTCATTTATAAAGTAGATGACAATGAAATAAAACTAACTCCAAAGATTGTTCAAGAATACATCGTTGGCAGTTCTGCACAAATTTCAATGCCAGAATTTAAAATGTTTACCGAGCTTTGCAAGGTTAGAAAGTTAAATCCTTTCCTAAAAGAAGCATATTTAATCAAATTTGGCAATCAGCCAGCACAAATTGTAGTCGGTAAAGATGCAATTCTAAAACGAGCAGTAAAGCATCATCAATTTGATGGGAGAGAGCAAGGGATTATCGTTTTGAGTAAAGATGGTGTCATTGAGGAGCGAAAAGGAACCTTTAAACTCCAGGAAGAAACACTTGTTGGTGGATGGGCTAAGGTTTATAGAAAAGATTGGAAATATCCAACTTACATTAGCGTTTCTCTTGAAGAAGTAGCCCAGAAAAAAGGAGATGGGAATCTTAATTCTAATTGGGCTTCAAAATCAGCGACAATGGTCGAGAAAGTAGCATTAGTTAGAGCATTAAGAGAAACATTCGTTGAAGAGCTTGGGGGCATGATTGACGAGAACGAAGCTTGGCAGCAAAATAATGAGCCACGCTCAAATAATCAGCAAATAACAAAACAAAGTGATGCTTTTGAAGAAGAGATAAATGTTGAAGTAGTTGAAGAACATAAACCACGTACACAAGTGAATTTAGGCGATGTTGATTAATAACATTGGCACAAGCTCTGAGGGGAATTGCTTTTTTATCAATGATGACTTAGTCATTGATATGGGGTTCCCCTATAAATACGTTAAAAGCCAATTCAAGGAAGATTTAGCAAACGTATTTTTTAAGAGCGTTAAATACTTACTTCTTACGCACATCCACAAAGACCACTTCAACGAAACAACCATTAGAAAACTTTACATTTCAAATCCTGATTTAAAAATCGTATGTGGCGAATGGCTTAATAGCGTTCTGGTCTCATACGGTTTTGATGAAAATAAAATTGTTGTTG